CAAGCGATGATCTGGCTGATACCTGTGCAAAGCTTTACCGGGCAGACGAGCAGGACTCATCAGCAGAAGAAGCGTATGACAATGCGTTTGAGGAAGCTGTCGGCGGTGGATTTGGTGCGTGGCGTCTTCGTGCAACGTATGAAGATGAGGATGACGAAGAAAACGAGCAGCAGCGAATCAGGATTGAGCCAATCTTTGATGCTGATTCCTGTGTTTTCTTTGACCCAGACTCAAAACGCCAGGATAAAGCTGATGCACGTTATTGCTTTGTTCTAACTGCAATGACCTGTGATGCCTATCAAGAAGAATACGGTGAGCATCCAGCATCTTGGAATAAAGACATCACGGCCAGTCAGTTTGATTGGTCCACAACCGACTCGGTTTATGTTGCTGAGTATTACCGTGTTGAGAAAGTTAAAGAGAAGGTTTTTACATACCGACTTATTGATGGATCCGAAGAGCGCTATAGCAAAGAAAAACTTGATAGCGATCCAAGCATTCTTGAGGAGCTGGAAGCAACAGGCGCTCAAGAGGTTCGATCTCGCACCATTGAGCGAAAACGCATTCGCAAGATTTTAATGTCTGGTGGTCGTGTTCTTGAAGATTATGGCTTTATCGCTGGTCGACACATCCCAATTGTGCCTGTCTATGGCAAGCGCTGGTACATCGATAATATGGAGCGCTGCATGGGCCATGTCCGGCTCTGTAAAGACGCTCAGCGACTCAAGAACATGCAGTTGTCCAAGCTAGGTGAACTTAGTGCCATGTCCAGTGTTGAGAAGCCTATTCTTGCACCAGAGCAGGTTGCTGGTGTTCAACATATGTGGGCTCAAGACAACATTGAGAACTTCCCGTATTTACTTGCACACCCGCTTAAAGACGCAATGGGTAATGTGGTTGCACAAGGGCCAGTTTCGTACACCAAGCCGCCAAATATTCCACCTGCAATGGGCGCACTACTTCAGGTTACTGAGCAGGATTTATCAGACATTCTGGGTAATCAGGATTCTGGCGATGAGATGCAATCCAATATAAGTGGTGTTGCGGTCGAGTTGATTCAAAACCGTTTAGACATGCAGTCTTTCATCTACATTTCAAACTTTGCTAAAGGCGTGCGTCGCTCTGGTGAAATTTGGCTGTCTATGGCATCTGAGTTGTATGTCGAGGATGGCCGGAAGATGAAGGTGGTTGGCAACCAGGATGAGATCGATTCAATTGAATTGTTTAAGCCAATTTACAACGAAGCATCTGGCGAGGTTGAGCGTGCAAACGATCTAACCAAAGCCAAGTTTGATGTTGCGATTGATATTGGCCCGACATCATCCAGCAAGCGATCTGCCACCGTGCGCTCACTGACAAACATGCTGCCACTCATGGGTGATCCAATGGACCAGCAAGTGCTCGGCTCCATGATCATGATGAACATGGAAGGCGAGGGTGTTAATGAAGTCCGTGAGTATTACCGCAAGAAACTGCTGCGACTGGGTGTTGTAGAGCCAACCAAAGAGGAAGCTCAGCAACTCGCACAAGAAGCCCAAAATCAGCAGCCTGATGCAAATACGCTATACCTGCAATCAGAAGCCGAAAAGAATAAATCACTCGCAATTAAAGCACAGGCAGACACTGAACTTGCGATAGCAAGAGCAGAAGAAACCAAAGCCAAAGCAATAGATTTAATGACACGCCTAGATATGGATGAGCGACAAGCAGTGCTTGAAGCGATTAGTCAACTAGGTATGCAACCACAACAGGCAACCGTTCAGCCTATACAGAACGAGGAAATGCAATATGTCAATTGAAGACCTGCGCACAGAACTGGATGAAGAAGACAACATCGACCCGATTGAAGACAATCAGGAAGATGAAAACCAAGAAGATCCAGAAGAAACCCAAGATGAATCAAACCAGTCCGATGATGAGACGTCTGAAGATGAAGAGTTTGTTGTCACGGTGGGCGATGAAGACCCAGAGCCATCCGGTGAGGATGATTTTAGTGGTCAACCAGCACCAGCATGGGTAAAAGACCTTCGCAAAAAAGAGCGGGAAGCACGAAAACGCATCAAGGAGCTAGAGGCTCAGGTGCAACAAGCTAAACCGGCTGAGAAGCCGATTGAAGTTGGGCCTAAACCAAAACTTTCCGACTTTGATTATGATGAAGATCAATTCGAAAGCGCAGTTGAACAATGGCATGAACGCAAGCGCCAAGTTGAACAGCAACAGGCATCAAAACAGGCTGAAGAAGAGCAAGCGCAACAGGCTTGGCAGACCAAAATGCAAAGCTATGAAGAGCGTCGTCAAGCTGTGGCAGCCAAAGTCCGCGACTTTGAGGAAGTGGAAGAGGCCGCAAAAGACAAGCTCACCCCGACACAGCAGGGCATTTTAATTCATGCAGCGGAAAACCCCGAGTTGATCATGTATCACCTGGGCAAACATCCAAATAAAGCGAAAGAACTGGCTGAGATTACAGATCCAATTCAATTTGCTTTTGCTGCTGCCAAACTGGACTCTCAAATGAAAATTCAAACACGTAAGCCATCAACTCAACCAGAGCGCAAGCCTAGTGGCTCGGCTGGATTGGCTGGTGCGGTAGATCAAAAGTTAGCGCAACTCGAAGCGAAAGCAGCGAAAACCGGCGATCGCACTGAACTAATTAAGTACAAAAAATCTCTACAGAAATAAGGTGAATACTTATGGCTACAAGCTTTACTAAACAAGAACAGGTCATGTTTGATGATGTGATCGAAGGTTTTGAAGACCTGCTTGTTATTGCAAAAGGGGCCGAACTATACGACCCAATGACTGCTCAAGAAGCAGTGAATGCGCGTGATAAGTTCTGGATTCCTGCACCAATGATCGGTGCGTCTTACGATGGTTTCGACCAGACTGCCAATTTTGACGGACTGACTCAGTTGAACGTTCCGGCATCAATCGGCTATCACAAATCGGTTCCTAAAACCCTTTCTTCTAAAAACTTGCGCAATGCGTATGCAATGGATCAATTCGGTAAGGCAGCAAAGCAGAAACTTGCCTCTGATGTGAATACCGCATTGTTCCGTACCGCAGCATTGTTTGGCTCGATCGTGTCAAAGCGTACCGGTGCAGCAACCGGTTATGATGATGTTGCTGACATTGATACTCGTATGACGCGTATTGGTGTTCCTGCTGATGGCCGCATGGCGTTCTATTCGCCTTCTGCCATGAATGCAATGGCAGGTAACTTAGCAAGCCGCTCTGAAGACTCAGCTCGTTCTAAAAATGCTTATGAAAAAGCCATGATTCGCCATGACGTGGCAGGCTTTGAAGTATTTAAAAACGATCAAGAAGTTCGCTTAACTGCGGCGGCTGGTGGTGCTACAACTGTGAATGGTGCAAATCAACGTACTATTCCAGCTGCAACCACCACTTCAGCGGGTCTTGAAGAAAACAAAGACAATCGCTATACAGATTTAGTGGTGACTTCGGCGGGCTATGCCGACATTCAAGTCGGTGATGCTTTCACTATTGCAGGCGTGAATGAGGTTCACCTGATCACCAAGCAAGACACCGGATCGCTTAAAACTTTCCGTGTGGTGGATAAGCCAGCAGCAAATACACTTCGTATTTACCCTGCGATTATCGACCCGACCGAAGGCTCTATTGCTTCGAAAGAATATGCGAACGTGACCAATGCTCCAGCAACTGGTGCTGCATTAACTTGGCTAAATACTGTTGCTGCACCACTTAACCCATTCTTCCGCAAAGAAAGCCTGATCTTGATTCCAGGTACTTTTGCTGTTGAAGCGGACGACGGCTGGCAGGTAATGCGTGCGACTACTGATCTTGGTATCGGTATCACATACACCCGCCAAGGCAACATTAACGACCTTTCATGTAAAGCGCGTTGGGATATTGACTTCGGCACTGCGCTGCTTAACCCAGAAATGGCCGGTGTTCAGCTGTTCAATCAAACCTAATAAAAACATGACGACAAATGCCCGCTATATGCGGGCGTCGTCATTTTTGGAGTAGTGAAAATGTCCGATTATCCGAAGATGCTCTACAAGGGCGACCAGAAAAACTTTGAAGACTCCACCGTTCACGACGATATCGAAGAGCAGGTATTGCGTGATAGCGGATGGGTTGATTACATCAACTTGCCTGAGCGTGAAATTAGTGTTGCTGGTGGTTCTATTGGTGCAGGTGCTTTAAGTGGCTTGAGTGAATTCAATAAGGATGCTTTCGTCCCTATGGAACAGCTCGATGCGCTAGGTGAAGAAAACACCAAGCTAAAAGAAGAACTGGTTGAAGCATTAAAAGAAAACCAAGAGCTACGCAAACAGATCCGATTTAAAGAAGTCGAAGATATGTCAGCTGACGACCTGCGCAAAGTGCTTGATGAACGAAAAATTGAATACGGTGCACGTGATGGTAAGCCAGTGCTAATCAATCTGGTACTTGAATCAGACGATAAATCTTAAATATATGGGGTGCTAAATGTCCTGGACAAAAAGACAGATTGTTGAGCAGGCACTGGAAGAACTGGGACTTGCATCTTATGTGTTTGATATGCAGCCAGAGCAGGTTGAAAGCGCTAAACGCAAGCTCGATTCAATGATGGCCTTATGGGATAGCAAAGACATTCGTTTTGGTTATCCGCTATCAGGTGATGCCAATAGTGGTGACTTGGATCAAGAGACCTTTATCCCGGATTATGCGGTTGAGGCGGTGGTTTTGAATTTAGCGATTCGATTGGCTGGTGCATTCGGAAAGGTTGTACCAGCTGAAACCAAAGCTATGGCCAAAGATGGGTTTGAAACCATTCAACTAGCAATGCTGAGCAACCCGCCACGTGTGCAGCTTGATCCATCATTACCGCGTGGTGCCGGCCATAAATCAACATGTCACCCATTTATCGAAAAGACATGCACCAAAACCGTTTTTGCACCAGATACATCAGTGAGTTTTTCCAATGAATAAACGATTAAATATTACGGATCGCATTGGTCCAAATGATTCAGTTGTGCTTTGGAGTGCAAACAATCAGGATTATCGTGGTGTGCCAGTTGATTTACTGATTGAAAAAATTCAGGAAAGTATCAAGAAGGCTGATTATCCACCGATTCACATCCAGCACTTCAATCCAAATGCAAACTTCACACTCAATATCGAGAATCACGAAGTCGGCACATATTTGATTCTCAATCCATCTGTAAGCATAACCACTGGCTCAGTCAAGCTGCCTGAGCGTTACGATGTTACGGATGGTCAGGTTTTGTTGGTTGCTTGCTCTCAACAAGTGAATAACTTCTCAGTCGATGGAAATAATGCGCTTGTCATTGGTGCGCCTAATGCGCTCGCTGCAAACGGTTTCTTTAAATTGAAGTACGACAAGCTCTCAAATACTTGGTATCGAGTGGGGTAAATATGCAAATCCCTATTTTGGATGGAATCTATACTGACAATAACTCTGACTTTCGCACAGCATATCCGGTCAATCTGATTCCAGTGCCAAAAGGACAAGGGATTTCAGCGGGATACTTGCGGCCAGCCGAGGGTGTTAATCATGTCGCAGACCTACCAGGTGTAGATCGCGGCGGTATTGTTTGGCGTGGTGAGCATTACCGGGTGTGCGGAACCAAGTTTGTAAAAATCTCAGCATCCGGGCAGGTTATCGAGCTGGGTGATGTGCAATCCGGTGGCCCATGTTCATTTGACTACTCATTTGATTATCTGGCCATTAATGCAGGTACATCGCTATATCTGTATAGCGGCACGTTAAAACAGGTCACTGACTCAAATCTAGGGGCTGTGCATGACGTAATCTGGATTGATGGTTACTTCATGACAAGTGATAGCAATAATATTGTGGTTACCGAACTAAACAATCCATTTGAAGTAAACCCGCTTAAATACGGTTCGTCTGAGGTTGACCCCGACCCCATTGTTGGTCTAATTAAGCTTCGAAATGAAGTCTATGTGCTTAACCGACACACGATTGAGGTATTTGATAACGTCGGCGGTGAGTTCTTCCCATTTCAGCGTATTGATGGTGCACAGGTCATGAAAGGCGCGATCAGCAGAAAAGCATGCTGTGTCTACATGGATGCGATTGCAATGCTGGGAGGCGGTCGAAATGAAGCAGTTAGTATTTATATTGCGGCAGCTGGATCAACCCAAAAAATCGCAACGCGTGAAATAGAGCAGATTCTTTCTGAATACACAGAATCCCAGCTTGCAAGCTCACAACTAGAGTCACGTCAAATTGAAGGTCATTCTTGGCTTTACATTCATCTGCCAGATCAAACACTGGTTTATGATGCAACAGCCTCACAAGCGACCGAGCAATCCACATGGTTTATTTTAAATAGCGGTGGCGGCTACAAGGCTCGAAACATGACCTATGCACATAACCAATGGTTTGTTGGTCACACAACAGAAGCAAGACTTGGTGTGCTGACAGACCAATCCGGTGAGCATTGGGGTGAGGTTGTCGAATGGCAGTTTGGTACAGCGATTGTTTATAACAATTCTACCGGCGCCATCTTCCATCAACTCGAATTGGTGGCTTTAACTGGTCGCAATGCTTTCAATAAAGAATCCAGAATCTACACACAATACTCAGTAGATGGTATTGAGTGGTCCATGCCTAAATTTATTAGTGTGGGTAAGCAAGGTCAGCGTACTAAGCGCCTTGTATGGTTCCAGCAGGGCTATATGCAAAACTGGCGTATCCAACGATTTACAGGCACATCAGATGCGCGTTTGTCTATTGCACGATTAGAGGCAAAAGTGGAGCCACTGGGGGTTTAAATGTTAGTCAGGCCCAAGAAACCAAGCCGCGAAGAGCTTGCCAAGATTTTTAAAGACCCTAGAACACTCAAAGCCTTTGAGCAGGTTTTTGAAATATTACCTGGTGAAATAAATCGACAAGACGAGAATCTTGATGAAATTCAGTTTCAGGTCGAGAGTGCAGCGGCTCAAGCTGTGTTAGCAATCGCCTTGATTCAGGCGGTAGAAGCGCTGGCCGAAATCAAAGCTATGGAGCCAGTGCATCAGTGCAATTGCCAGTTCGATGACCTAACACCCAGATATGAGCATACTCAAGCCGATTCACCAGAGCCAACCCATATTCACCATCATGAAATCTCAACATTGGAGATAGTTTAATGGCTGTCAAAGTTAAATGTATTATTCCTTCCAAGCAATTAGAAGCAGCACAAACAAATCAATATATTGCCGCCAATGCTAAAACCATGATTGATAAGGTTACGGTCACCAATACGACAGCGGCGGCTGTGACGTTTAGTTGTAACGTAGTACCTTCAGGTGGTGCGGTTGGTGATGCTAATGCGCTCATTAAAGATAAATCGGTTGCATCAGGTGAAACTTATGTTTGTCCTGAGTTGGTTGGGCATGTGCTGGACTCTGGTGATACGATCAGCATGATTGCCAGTGCAGCTAGCTCACTCACTATTCGAGCGTCAGGGCGAGAGGTCACATGATTATACTGCAGCCTCTAAGTGATATTGATGTGATTAATCGTGTGATTTTAGATGCTGCAGTCAATGATGATATTTCGGATGATGCATCTAAAAATTTAGCGATACCTGAGCTTCCTTTAAATTTTGAATGTCTGGGTATTTATCAGGATAAGCAGATTCAAGGGCTTTTCTTATTGGTTCCGCAAAACGCAGTCACGGCAGAAATTCATACATGCCTGTTGCTGCGCGGCAAGGCAGCATTCAAAGCAGGGCAGCTATTACTCGAATATCTATTCAGTAAATATCAAAAAGCAATTTCTTATACACCATCAAATAATCGCAAGGCATTGATTTATGCGATTGGCTTGGGGTTTAAAAAAGAAGGTGTTTTGACTCAATCATTCTTAAAAAACGGGGAATTGCTTGACCAGACATTGGTGGGCTTAACCAAAGGAGAATACTTATGCCAGTTGCAGCAGCGGTAGTTGGTAGTGCGGTTGTAGGCGGTGTAATGTCTAGCCGGGCACAGAAAAAAGCAGCGAACTCAGCGGCCAATGCCCAGATCGAATCATCTGAAATGGGGGTGGAGGAACAGCGTCGACAGTTTGATGCAGTTCAAAAACTTTTAAAGCCTTATGCTGATGCTGGCCTCAGTGGTTTGTCTGGTCAGCAGGATCTATTGGGTATTAATGGCACAGCAGCACAGCAAGCAGCTATCGGAAACATCAACAATAGCGCAGAGATGCAAACCTATCTGCAGCAAGGCGAAAACGCTATTTTGCAAAATGCCTCTGCCACTGGCGGTCTTCGCGGCGGCAACACTCAGGCTGCATTAGCTCAATTCAGACCGCAACTGCTTAATCAGTTAATTAATCAGCGTTATCAAAACTTGGCAGGTATGACATCGCTTGGCCAGAACGCGGCAGCTGGAACTGGTAACGCAGGTATGCAAGCTGCAAGCAATATTTCAAACCTTTATCAGCAGTCCGGTGCGGCTCAAGCGGGTGCTGCTTTAGCATCTGGTCAGGCCAGTGCGAATATGTGGAACGGCTTAACAGGTGCGATTGGTCAGGTTGGTGGAATGAAAATGATGGGGATGTTTTAATTATGGTACAGCCAATTAACTATATGCTTGATGTGCAAAACCCTATCCAGACTGCCATGACCGGCCTTACTCAAGGCATGCAGATTGGACAATTTGTTCAGGCGAAAGAGCTTGCGCAAAAAGAGCAAGTGCAAAAAGAGCAGATGCAACAAGAGTTATCTGCTTTTGCATCCAAGCCAAACAAAACCCATGAAGACTATGCCACCATCATGGCGCGGTTTCCAGCCTTGGCTGAAGATTTTAAACGCTCTTATGATGTTCTAGACTCTGGCAAACAACAAGCTACATTCAAGACAACATCGCGCATCTATGCAGCTTTATCTGGTGGGCAGCCAAACGTTGCAAAATCCATCCTTGAAACTGAAGCTTTGGGTTATGAGAATGCAGGGGATAAAACCACTGCCGATCAAATGCGAACACTAGCAGCAATGGCAGAAACAGATCCTGACGGGCTTTTGACAATCTCTGGTCTAACACTTGCGTCAACCACGCCATCGCAGTTCAAGGATGTGTTGGGCGCATTAGGTGAAAATCAGATGCTACCAGAGGAAATCAACCTCAAGAAAGCGCAGACGGATAAAACCAAGGCTGAAGCCGAGAAAACCGAAACTGAAAATCTTTGGTATGGTGACAAAACTCAGGCTGAGATTGATAACCTTGAGTCACAGGTTGAGGATCGCAAAACAGGCCGAGTTCTTGAGCAGCAAAAAATGCAGCTTCAAAATGATCAGTTTTATGCGAAGCTTGATCAGGATCAGCAGTTAGCTTACGAGAAACTCAATCAAGAGGAGCGAAAGCAGGCTAGAGCTATGGCGGCCGCCAAGGAAACACCTATTCAGCGTGTGGAGCGCGTTGAAAAGGCTCAAAACTTCGCTGATGTGGCTAAAAATGCTGCCGGAACAGCACAACTTGCCGCGCAACTTGTGAACGACTATAAAGCTCTAGGTGATGCTACGGGTGCTGGTGTCTGGAATATGGCGCGTCGAGCCATTCCAGGCACTGCGGAATATAACTTCTCTCGTCGTGTTGAAGCCTTAAAAAGTCAGGCATTCTTGATTAGTGCTGAAAAAATGAGAGGTCTTGGCTCTTTGACTGAATCAGAGGGGAAGAAGTTAGAAAATGCTATTGCCTCACTTGACCTGAATCAAAGCACAGATCAGGTGGCGCGCTCTATTGCTGAGGTCGCAAAGTATGCATCTAGTATTGGTCAATCAGCCAATAAAAAAACCCAAATGTATGCAACCAAAGGCAATGGTTATTCATCTGTGGTAGTCGAGGCTGCCAAAGCGCGCGGGGTATCGCCTGCAGAAATGCAGCAGATCGCCAATCAGTTAGGGATTGAGTGATTATTCTGTGATAACCTTTCTTTAACAATAAAGAGGGGTTATCACATGAACTTCAAGAAGATCTTCATTTCCTTGTTGGTGCTTTCTTTTTCTGCAGCGGCTGGTGCGGCAAACAAAAGCAACTACAAAGCCGCTGTTGAAAATTGTTCCATGCTATCTGAATTGGCTGGTAGTGCTTTTGATGCTCGTCAAAATGGCGTACCAATATCAGAGATGTACAAAACACTGATTGGAGAGCAAAAGGAAATCCGCGAGGTTGGCAGAATTATTATTGATTCTGCATATCGTAAAAAAGTAGAAATGACGGAGCGTAGATCAAAAATCGCAAAAAGCGAATATGTGGACACATTTTTTAGAGATTGCCTGCACTACTTAGATAAGTAAAAGCAAAAAGCACCCTAGGGTGCTTTTTTATTTTTTAATTCATTAACGGTGCTTTCCATAAGCTCTCTCGAAGCTCCTTGGCTTTTTAGGGCTGTGAATATTTTTTTAGTAAAAGCCTCAAGTAGATCATTGACTACATCATCATTAAGATAATTACCCTGTTTAACCTTAAAACTCTCTTCTAGGCGAGCAACCATCTCGGCGCTTTGTGAGCGATTATTCTCTTCAGCAGCATCTTCTATTTGCTTTTTAAGCTCAGGCGGTACACGCAATCGAACTATAGTGTGATCAGCTTGATTACTCATTTAAAAACCTCAATGCCACAAATTGTGGTAAATATTTCATGATAGGTATTTACATTACCACAAAGTGTGGCTATAGTTATTAAACGCCACAAAGTGTGGCATAAAAAGGAGGCAGTATGAAAGACAAGCAAAAAGACTCAACCGATGTGCGATTTCGCTTAACAAATGAATTGCATGAGCCATTAAAGGACATGGCAAAAAAAGAGCAACGCTCAATGAATTATTTAATGAATAAGGCAGTTGAACTTTTACTTAAACAAGAGAGTGCGAAAGCATGAAATCAACAGGCACAAAAAAACCTTGCCCGACTACCAATCAAATGCAAGGTCTAGTTGCCATCACAGAAGGATGTAAACACATGTCTAATTTAACACAAAATCTAGTAAATCCAAATACTCAACCGTTGACCATTGGTGAGTTTTCAATTCGTCAGGATGAAGATGGTCGTTATTGCTTGAATGATCTACATAAGGCAAGTGGGTATGACAAAAAGCATCAACCCGCTTACTTCATCCGCAATCAACAAACCAAAGACCTAATTGCTGAGATTGAAAACCCTTCGAATGGGGCCTCTGCAAATTTGCAGATGCCTGCTGTTGGTAAAGTTAATGATGGTAAGAATAATGGTACATATGTAGTTAAGGAATTAGTTTACTCATACGCAATGTGGATCTCTGCAAAATTCCATCTACAGGTTATTCGCGCTTACGACGCAATGGTGATGCAATTCAGAGTTAAAGCGCGTCAAGCCATCTCACCAGAACAGCAAGCCTTGCTTCATGAAATTGTGGCTCGTCGCTCTCAAGGTGAACGTAAAATCTTTGCTGAAATGTGGGCGCGTCATAATCGACATTTTAAAATCCCGCGCTATGCGGAGCTTTTAGAAATTCATTTTCCAGAGGCTGTTCATTATCTGGAAACAATGGATTTAAAGGCAAAGGTAGAAAAGCAGGAAGTTAAATCCCTACCTTATCCGCAAGAGGTTATTCAGGTAGCCCAGCAGATCAGTCAGGAGTTCAATAATTCTCGATATGATTCATGGCATGTGAGTTCTTGTAACGGTGTGCTGACCGCAATGCCACTACCGCCAGGCTTTTACCCAACCATGGATATTGCTGAATTTACCAAGCGTTTTGATAGTGTGCTGGACTTGCTGTATGGCACGGATACATTGCGCGTAGGAAGACACTTCCTGAGAGAGCGCAATACTAAATAAACAAAAACCACCTTCGGGTGGTTTTTTATTACCTAAGGAAAAGTTATGGCTACACGTCAAGAACTTGAAAAAGCTCTAAGCAATCCGAATGTTCGAAAAATGCTGGATGTTATTGCGAATGCTGAAGGCGTAAAGCATGGGTATAACACCATATTTGGTAATGAACGTTCTGATGATTTAAAAGCCCACCCAAACGTCAAAAAAGAATTCACCCAAACTGATGGCAAAAAGAACTCGACCACAGCAGCTGGCCGCTATCAATTCTTAAAAGGAACTTGGGATAAGGTATCCAAAAAATACGGATTAACCGACTTCTCACCAAAAAACCAAGATTTAGCAGCAGTGGCTTTGATTTTAGGTCGTGGTGCTCTAGGTGATGTCATTAAAGGGGATTTCACTAAGGCTGTAGGTAAATTGGGTAGTGAATGGGCATCCTTGCCTTCTTCAAATTACGCTCAACCCAAGAAGTCGTGGAAGGATATCCAGGCCATGGTCGGTGAAATCAAACCGCCAAACCGCAAGCCGGCACAAAATAGAATCAATCAACTTGTGACTGCTTATGACAAACAAGCCAAAGCCAGCACCACCAAAAAACAGATTGATCCTCAGAAAAAACAAGCCAATGTAAATCGATTGCTAGACGCTTTCGATAAACAGAATCCGCAAAAAGCACAGCCTTCTGGACTGCCTGATTTTGATGAAAATGGCGTGATTCGAGAGGATCAGCCACCACAACCAAAACCACAAGAAAAACCACTCAGCACCATGGATAAGATTATCGGTGGCGGTGAAGCCGCTCTAACTGTAGGAACAGGCATGATTGGTGGGGCGATTGGTCAAGCTGCCGGTGGCTTGCATGGTATTGCTGAATCTGTAGTGGATGGCACGTTTGGCACCCAGCAAGGCGCTCAAAATGCCGTAAACCGAGCTACACAGTTTTCCAATGCTCTGACCTATGAGCCAAACACGGCAGGCGGTAGACGCGCTGTGGGTGCGGTTGGTGAGTTCATTGAAGATACTGGTCTTGATACCTTACCGCCGGTCTTGGGTGGTGGTATTGGCACAGCTACTGCAACTTTAGGACGCGCATCTTTGCCAGTGGCTACCACAGCAGCAAGGGAAGTGGCTCAAGCTGCAAAACCTGTCGTGGCGCAAGTGGTTGAACAGGCAAAACGGCCAGTTAATGCTGTAACGGAAGCAGCTAAGAGCACCGTTAACAAAGTTGGTGAAGCTACAGGTCTTCGTACTGCTGATACTGGTGGCAGTATGGGCGCTGCAGCTGTACCAGTAGAAACCACTCGTCAGGCTCTGTTTGATGAATTTAATGTACCTTCTACAACAGCCCAAGTATCACGTAACCCTACAGACTTGGCAGAAATGCACAATTTAGCGCGTAAAGGTGGTGAGGCTGGCCAGATCATTCAAGAACACTTGAATACACAGCAGCAAGCTCTTGGAAGTGCCATTGATGACATGATTTATAGCAAAGGTGCAACAACAACCAATGCAGCCGAAGTTGGTGAGCGTATAAATGATGTGCTTGGAACTCAGTTTAAAGTGGAGAGAGCTGCCGTAAATAAAAAATACCAGGCAGTTCGCGAGTCTGAAGGCGCACAAACAAAAGTTGATCTTGGTAGTGGACCAAAGTGGGCAGAAGACGATATCAAGGTAGCTGATGAGCGTGGTATTCAGCTAGATAGCCAGTCCGTATTAGATTTGATTAATGAGAATGTTGATCTTGAGACTACTGCAATCTATAGAGATGCAAAACGCGCAGCAGTGCGACTTGGAATTGCTGATGATGTTGATGGAAGATTAACACCAAAACCCAAGGGACAAGAGCCAAACGTTAATCAGGTTGAAGAATGGCGCAAGCTAATCAATGATTTGGGAAGCAACTCAGATGATGGCGATATTCGCATCAAAACACGACTTAAAAAACTGATAGATAACTCCCTAGATAACAGCGGCAGTAATGCTTTCCGTGCAGTTCGCAGAGAGTATTCTCAGTTTAAACAAAGCTGGGAGGGGCGAGCCGTTCTTTCCGATCTGGTTGCAATGAAGAAAGGTGCAAACAGTGGAGACCGGAAGGTTATTGATGAAAATATTGTGAACCGAATCATCAAGCCAACCACTTCACAAAAAGACTTAGAGTTTGTTAAGAAAAAAATTCTACAGTCTGAAGGTGGTGAGCAGGCTTGGAATGATTTGCAAGCATCAATCATCGACAAGATCCGTAACGAAGCCTTCTCAGGTGCTCAAGACGCTCAGGGTAACAATGCTTTACTTGCATCAAAAATGGAAAAGGTGGTTAAGACTCTTGACGGTACTACACAGCGACTCGATACGCTCCTTGGAAAACAGGAAGCTGAAAAGATTCGCAATGCTGTAGAACTCGCAAAGATCATTAAAACCGTTCCTGAAGGCACTGGTGTTAACTGGTCAAACACTGGGACGCTGATAGCAACCATGATGGATGCCACTATAGGAACGGTTTTCACCGGAATGCCTGTACCCGTACCCGTAACGCTTGCATTGCGAGAGGCAGTGAAGCACATGAAAGGCAAGAAAGAGGTAGCAAGAGCGCATGCCATCATAAAACAATTTGAGAAGCCAGCCGGAGGCTCAGGCAAGTTCTAACCACTCAACAAATCAATCTAACCCGATCTACCAAAGTCGGGTTTTTTATTGCCAAAATTTTAATAATGGAAATCACGTTATGACCATGTTTTTAGCACCATATACCGCCATTGCTGATATTGATGGAAGCCCGCTTGATGCGGGTTTCTTGTTTTTTGGGGAGTATGGAAAAGACCCGGAGCTTTTTCCAGTAGATGTGTTTTGGGATTCTGATTTTACAGTTCCAGCCGCACAACCCATTCGAACCCGAAATGGCTATCCAGTGCGCAATGGTAGTCCAACTAAGGTTTATCTTAAAACAGCACAGCACTCTATTGTAATTAAAAATAGAAATAGTGCTTTCATTCTTGTGGACTTTAAAAACAAGGGGTGGTCTGCAGATTTTGTTGTTGATTCAAGTGGCCAGAATCAGCAGCAAATTAATGATGCGACAATTCAAACTGTTCCCTCGCTAGAGGGGGTTAAAAATATTCGTGTTCGTGGGGATGGTCAAGTCATCTACATGAAATCATGGCACTTGGGTAGAAAGGTAGGTGGGCATAAGTGGGTATTTGATAGCACGTCAACAGCCGCTGAAAATGATGTGACAGTAGTTGCTTCGAGAAACAGATCAACTGGTAGATGGTTGGCTGTATTTGAAGAAGAAAAAGTCCTACCGATGTCTTGGGGTGGAGTTCTCGCTGACAACTCCACTGACAATACAGTCGCGGTACAGCGCGTTTTTGACGTACAACAAGCTGACTGGACTGTGCGTTTTGACAACGGGACAACCTTGATTAATGGATCTCCTACAGTTAAAGCTTACTCTGCTCGGGTAACAGGACAGTATAAATGGAGTACAGTGGTTAAGTTCCCAACAGTAGGCAACCTTAGAGGGTTTAATTTTACCTCAATTGGCGGGACTGATTTTAGAGATTTAACCCTATCTGGTAGCGGTGTTTATGATGGAATGACGCTGGTTTATGATGATCGACAATCTATCGGAATTAAAATTGCTGACGTAGATATTAGTTTCTTGAATTGCGTATTCATGGGCGCAGATACAGTTACAAAGTGTTTCGGTCGCGGTGTTAATTTCTATGATTGCTTTGCTTTTGATCTTCGTACTGCATGGCTAGATGCAGATTTCCCAGACCCATTCCAGCCAGGAAACCCGAACAACCAGACACTAGAAACAGGATTCCGAGGCTTTATCTTTAAAAATAACCGATCTCACTATTGCCCTGCTGTATTTATGCGGAACTTCGGGTACAACAGAAACAATATTCAAGGTATTACGATTGACAATAACGAGTTAGAAGGGGCTGGAAAAATCTTCGCTGGCGTTCTTCGTGATGCACAGATTACGAATAACCATAGCTGGATGAAAGACTCAGGGTTTAAAACTTTTGAGCTAATCGATGCTATTGATGTTTTGTATTCTGGGAACGTAAACCGCGCCACGACTGGTTTTTATATGGGCGAGTTTATGACTATAAACAACAGTCTCAAAAACGTGGTTATCTCGGGCAATATATTTGATGGTTTAAATTCAGATTTGGTGCGGGTTTACGGATCAAATGAAATGACCGACCTAAAAATATTTGGTAACTCTTATGCGAACTTAACAACTTCGGCATGTATTCTTAATCATTCTGGTGGGGTGTTAAACAATCTTTATATCAAGGAGCGATTGGTTGCGCCATCTGCAACTTGGTTGCCTGTTAAACGCTCTGCCGGATTAGCAAGCAACTATCGTGATATTGACATCGTTGCAAGCGGATCACCGTATGTCCACAACTTTGCTAGAAATTTAAACTGCCGAGATATGAAAAAGATGGGAACCTATACTGGCACTGGTGAGACCTTGTCCCAAAATATTTTAATTGGTTATCAAGCAAATTACATTCGTATCCGTGGCGCAGACGGAACAACAAGCATATTAATCAACGGCAATAATGCTATGGCAAATGGAGCTGCTTTCACTAACGATGGATTCTCAGCGACAGCAGCCGCCAACAAAGCGCAGTTATATTTTTGGGAGTCGGAATAATAGAAAGCCCTTTGGGTCTTTTTTATGTGATTTAACCCAGCAAACCACCAACCCTGACTAGTTCGGGGTTTTTATTACCAAAATTTAGGGGGCATAATGGCCGACTACACAACTGATCCACCACCAGAGCCGAAAGGCTCTTTTTTAATGCCAATTTTATAGGGGGGGTGTATGACTAAAGGGGATGTATATGGACTTTCTTAGTCAAGTATTGGAAAGCATAAAGAACCATTCACACATCCTTTTTACAGGTGTGCTGGGCGCGACTTTTGGCTTTCTATTAAGCAAGGAGCCAACCCGGGATCGCTGGATAGGATTCTTTGCTGGCTTCATTTTATGTGTGGTCTTTGCTAAACCTGCAAGTTTATTTCTTGCTAGCGGAAATTACCCGGAATTATTTGGCTTCATTCTGGGCGCTGCTGGTAAGAGTACAGCTGAAGCATTATTAAGTTTGGCTCGATCAAGACTTCTTGGTTTAGTCAAAAAGGAGAATGAAGATGCTGCTAATCATAAGTAAGACGGCATTGGTATTGTTTCTGGTTTCGTTTGCAATCATGGTATTTCACCCAAAAATTAAATTGCCAAAGCACATCGATTTTCTTTTGATGCTATCAATTATTTTTGGGGTAGCACTCTTTGTAAAAGATGATTACTCACCCAGCCCAGCCGGAACCCTTTTTTATACCACGGTAAGCATTTTATTCGCGCTCTTTACCCAACAACTCTATATTTGGGGTAAGGGTGGTGCACGTCCTAAATTTTTTAATACGGATAAAGATGATGAACACCACTCAAATTAAAAAACTCCAAAAGGCAGTAGGTGTGCACGATGACGGCATTATTGGCCGTGGCACCTTGACTGCGGTATTCAAAAAATTAGGTGCCAGTCAATCACGTGCTGAAGAACTCGGCCTTGCCGCCAATGCTCACATGCGAACCTTTGGCATTCTCGACAACTCGCTTCGCTTTATTCACTTCCTTGCACAGCTTGCACATGAATCTGGCAACTTCCGATACATGGAGGAAATCGCTTCAGGTTCAGCGTACGAAGGCCGAAAGGATTTAGGCAACACACAGGCAGGGGATGGAAAGCGGTTTAAAGGCCGTGGCCCCATTCAACTGACTGGCCGTACCAACTATCGCAAGTATGGTCAGCAACTTGGCATCGACTTTGAGAACAATCCTGAAATTGTGGCCATTCCAAGCATCGGCCTGATGGTCGCCTGCAAGTTCTGGTCTGATAATGGCTTGAATGCCTTAGCTGACAAAGACGATGTGCTGACTATTACTCGCAGAATCAATGGCGGCACTAATGGTCTTGCGGATCGTAAGGCGCACTTATTAAAATTAAGAGCACTTGTTTAATAAAATAAATAAATGCCCTCAAATGAGGGCTTTGTTTTTTACTTTAATAAATAATTCCTCAAACCCCACCCAGATTCCTTCCTAAAAATCCTTCCATTCTTTATCGTGTGTTCTATATAAAAGTAGGTCCATGTTTTCATTATTACCTCTCACTCTTTTTATTTTAAAATGGATGATATAATCAGCACTAACAAGTAGTTGTTGCTTGTGGATAACTTTAGGATTACGCCAGTTTTTCGCCAATTATTTATAAGTATTTGTTTTTAGACAATAAAAAGCCCCATGGTTAAGTGCTATCCCAAATAGCTGAATTATAATAATATTCCTTGGGGTTGATTAATAAAACTATATAAAACAATAAATTAAAATAGAATAACTAAAGCCCACCCCTTAAAATACACTCTATTAAATCCATTCTAATTGAACATATTGGACGTTTTGGACGAAAAATAAGTTAAGATGAAAGACTATTTACGCCAAGATTACGCCAGAAATGAAACTACCAAAAGCAAGGAAACGTGGAGAGTCATACCGTATTGAGCTGATGTTTAATGGTAAGCGCATCAGTGCTACGCGAGATACCGAAAAGGAATGTGAGCAATGGGCTATGCTCAAAATTCTAGAATTAAAAACTGAGCAAAATAAAAATCAAAGCGAAGTCAAACAACATTATCCATTTTCCGCATTAATGCATAAGTACTATGAGGAAATTGGAAGGCATAAGAAATCTAGCCGAACCATCAGAATTTCAATCAAACAGTTTCTTGACACTTATCCTGTTATTTCGGAAATGTCGGTGCACGATATTACGCCACAAATTCTGACTGACTGGCGCAACTCAAGACTAAAAAGTGTGAGTGTTGGTACTGTACTTCGTGATATATCTTTATTTTCTGCCATCTTTACCTATGCACAGAAAGAACTCTTCCTTATTGAAAGTAATCCATTCTCTATGGTTAGCAAACCATCTCAGCCAAAATCAAGAAATCGACGCATAAGCAATGCTGAAATTGATTTGGTGCTAGAGGCTCATAATTATGCGAGAAGGCAGATCCCAACCGAGATACAGCATTTTATTGCCTGGGCTTTTCTTTTTGCTATTGAAACAACTATGCGGCAAGGGGAGATACTATCTATTAAAAGGTCAAATATCCATAAAGACTATATCCATCTGCCTGACACCAAGAATGGCCACTCGCGTGATGTGCCGTTAATGGATAGTGCGAAAGAGTTATTAAAACTAATTCCAGACAATGGGTCTGACAAGCTAATTGAAATAAGCAGCAGCACTTTTCAAAATACGTTTAGCAAAAGAATAAAGAAGGCGAATATCAAAGAATTACATTTCCATGATACCCGACATGAAGGAATTACCAGATTGGTTAAATTAAGAAAGGTGCCAATTGAGATTCTAATGAAAATTACCGGTCACAAGACTGCCGGTATTTTGATTAACACTTATTATAATCCCACAGCAAGCGAAATCAGTGAGATGCTGAACGGGTCTAATTGACCCGTTTTGATCCGCGCTTATTTCTTTGTGGCTTTGATAGAATCATCATGGCCACCTTGGTTTCATAAAGATGCTTACCTTCAGTTCCTTGGTTATAACCTTCAAGCTTTTTGATGATTGTGGTTTTGGTTAATCCATATTTTTCAACCAACCACGACACTGGAACCAAAGCGGGCAAATCCTCCATCTTAAGTTGAACAATTTTCCCACCAAAGATGCTCTGTCCAAGATAAAGCTGAGGCTCAACATCAGCCTCGACAGTAATGGTGTACTTAAGTGCTCCCATCATTCACCTCCGGTCTTTTCTCTAAGCTCTCACGCCAGTTACCCTTAAACGGCTCAATCCATTTCCTGTGAGGAAAATAAATAAAATCGCTGTGATGTATGAATTTCCCCCATTCTTTCTGTATTGGCTCTACATCGTAACCAAAAACTAATCCGTTTGAGTCTGTAGCAATCCATTCAACTCCATCCGGCACGTTTGACCAATCGTATTTATTCACGACACCTCTCCCAAACTCTTCACCACACCACTCGGCAACTTGCTCAAATAGCAGGTGAACAGGTGATACAACTTATCCGCATTACTCTCATCTACTGTAATAATCCCACCAGTACCATTCTTAACTCGCTGACGAGACCAACCGCGCATGTGATACGTGAACTCATTATCAAAGTCCACCGCGTTTAAAATCGCATTGAATGAGCCAACATCACCGGCAGACCATGTCTGAATATATGGCTTGTCTTTAGCCACAAGGTTGTCGATCTGAAGCTGGGCGAACTGCACGTTGGTTAATTGGATTTCAGTCATTAAGCTGCCCCTTTGTAAATATTTTCATGTTTAAAGTTCGCCTCAACTAAAGCACGTGATAATTGCGGACAAACAGAATTACCCACCATTCGGGTCTGTTCGGTTTTAGTTAGTCGGATCTCATCACCATGTTCATCAATCCCGCGCTCAAAAATATAGTTTTCTGGGAAACCTTGGGCTTTGAATAATTCAACTGGTTGCAGCATCCGAAAACCAATATCAGAGATTTGATAGTCTTGGCCTTGGATTTGCACCAGGCCAAAACGATCACGTGTTGGGATGGTGCGTAAAGGTGTATCGATAGAATTTCCGTCTTTTTCGCTGCCATAGAAGGCGGTTAAAAAGGCGCGAACTTCAGCAAATTGATTCACTGTAGTCATTGCATGAAGTGGTGAATCAATAGTTTGACCAGTGCAATTTTTCTTCATTTTGGAAAGATGACTTGCAACTAAAGAATTGTGATCTTTCGCTGTAATGGTGTGTACGGGCTCAATCACTGAACTACCAATTACTCCTGTATAGTTCTTTGCCAAATGTGCTGATATTAATGCGTGGTGTCCTCCTTTGGTTTGAGCGCAAATAGTGCGCAGAGGTTCGTTAGACGGCATTGATCTTCTATTTGATGCATTTGCACATTCAGTAAGTACTGGAGCTATTTTGCCAACAATAAATGGGTTTGGATTTTTAACCACAAACTTATCCAATCCAGCAGCGATACGATCCATGGTGGCTTTTGCCAATGGACGCTTACGAGTGAAAATACTCGGGCATTCTATAGACCAGTCAATACATTCTGCAGCTGTACGCCATGGCTGCAGGGTTCCTTTTCTTACCTGGATAGAATCTGGATGCCCGTGTGTTGGTTCTGGCCAATGAATTTTCAGACCATCACGTCGAGCAATCAGGAAGAAACGCTTGCGAATCGTTGGAGAGCCATAATCACATGCACGTAGCTCGCGCCAATCTACTGTGTAACCTTGGCGTTTAAGCGCATTAACAAAGCTCTGAAAGGTGCGACCTTTATTTTTAGGACATGGTCGACCATCTAACCCCAATGTTCCCCATGTTTTAAACTCTTCGACATTCTCAAGCATGATTACTCGAGGGCGAGTTTTAGCAGCCCAACGCAATGCCACCCAAGCTAATCCACGGATTTTCTTTTCAACCGGTTTACCGCCCTTGGCTTTACTAAAATGCTTGCAGTCTGGTGACAACCAAACTAGACCTACCGGTTGATTTCCAGTTGCTTCGATTGGATCAATATCCCAAACACTTTCACAGAAATGTTTAGTACTAGGATGATTGATTCGATGCATAGCCAAGGCTTTAGGATCGTGATTTATAGCAACATCCACTGAGCGACCAAAAGCTTGTTCTAGACCAGTACTAGTTCCACCGCCACCGGCAAAATTATCAATGATTAGTTCGTGAGGTAATAAATCCATCCCACCACTTTCTTTAATTTTCATGCTGCTTTCACTCCCTTGCTACGCTCAGCCATAAGCTTTGCGTAATACTCCTGACAGTGCGGAATCTTGTCTTTGATCTTCTGGATGATTGCTTCATCACGCTCGATCACCACGGTTGTCAGTCGCTCACGAATATCGATAGCTTCAACCATATCGATCAACTGCTCTCGATCATCCCAATCCTTTGTAAGCTCAACAGGAGTAGGGAATAGCCAGAAATCAATAAAGCCACTTTCAAACTTAATTTCTTTACCAAAAGTCTTTAGGTGCCAGTCCTCATAGGCCATGAAGTAACCATGCAGCTGCACGTCATAACCAGCCTTTTTAACCTTCTCGATTGCCTCATCCATAAAGAAAGGATGGGTGCCAATATCCCAAGTACATTTCGTATCACCGATAGTTGGTGTGTTTAAGTCCAGGATGTCGCACTCACCAGTGATCAAATCTGTATTCACTCGGCCTTCATGTTTTTTGAACTTCTTGAAACGCATCTTTCCAGACATCTCAATCGCCACATCTTCAAGCAAATTCCCTTTAGCCGTGTACTGGTTGCCAGTGAATGAGCGGAAGCCGTAAAGGTCTTCTTTAACCACATCACGAATTGCTGATTTTGCTGTATCGCTGATGACAGCCGCTTTAGAGCGACCATCACCAATTAGTTTATGCAGAGAGGAGCAGCGAAATAACTTCATGGCAACACCTCCACAGCTTGACGTTGTGCATCTGTCAGCGCGTACTCACTCAGCACATAGTCTTTCTCGAATGCGCCCGCTTTAACTTGCTCAAGAAGCACAGGGAACTCAGCATCTGGAACAGTCATTTTGGTTTCGATAGCACCAACACTTTCGTTATGGTCGATGTAATCAAAATCATTGGTTTCCACATCACGAACAATCGCTTGATCCGCAAGTTGTGCTGTCTGCATTTCAATTGAAAGCGGTGCTTGTTTTGACAACAGCAGCTTAGTCACAGTCTTAAGAGCCATGGATTCAAAGTTGTCTTTCCAGACACCAGATCCATATTTGAATGACTGGCTGTATTTGCCCGCATGCTTTTTCACATCAGCAGTGCTCATGTAAAGCTCAGCAGTAAAGCCATTCAGTAGCTTAAAGAAAGCCACATAACCGATTGCTTCACCTTGATTCGGAATGGTCCAGTCAAATTCATAACCAAGTAGGGGATTGGCTGAAATTAATTGGCCTTCAAATACCGGTGTCGCAGCAATACGTGCAAACTGGCCTGAACGCTGTGCCAACTGAATAAAGCCTTTGTATCCCATCTGGAATTGAGCTTCTAAAGACTCGGACCACTTGCCTTGAGCATCTTTGAACTTGCGCTTGTACGGCACAATGTAAGCAAAGCCAAGGTTATTATTGATTGGCAAATCAAGTGTTGCTGCCATCATTGCCGCATTGATTACAGTTGCCGGTACTGCGCCTTTAAGTTGTGGTTGGTTCGCCACCTGCATTACCGAAGCCAGGAAGCCTTGAGTTTTTTTACCTAGCACTTCTTCAAATTTTTGGCGGATTTTTGCATCTGACACATAAGCCTTAATTGATTTAGGATCATGCTCAGCAACCTGATTTTCTGTTTTCACTGGTGCATTCATCTCAAGCCACCTCTTCAAATAGTTGTTCCGCGTACTCAACAACAAGACGCTGTAATTCTTTAATCTGCTCATCATTCAGCGTAAATGTCTGACCTTCCTCAGCCTCAAAATTCCAAACATCCAGCAAAGTCACAGGCGTATCTTTCACCACCAGCCAAGAATCAATATCCACTGGCTCGGCATATCGCATATCACCATTCGGACTACGCATTTGCGTCATCGTGTGAGGCAATACAGGCATTGAACAATCAGCCGTTGCATACAGGTTCTCACCAATCTGACGGTATAAACCAAAGGTCAGCACGTTATCTTCAATTGAAATATCAGAATCCACTTTGAAGCTTGGCAGGTCTGAGAAGTACAAGTCACGGGTGAAATCTTCATTCACCTTGCAGTCAATTACCTTGGTGCTATGACCATCACGGCACAGAAATAAAGACTGATTTCCGATGTGGCTGATAGGTCGCATTGCCGCACCACATCCACAGAATTGAGCGTAAGTGTTCATGCTGGCACCTTCTTTTTTAACTGAGCTTTAAGCATTTCAATTTCAGCTTTTAAGTCTTGCACTTGCTCTGACTGCAATACCTTTAATTGCTCAGTTGAGAATGCGCTTTGACATTCCTGAGCAATGCGCTCAATTGTTTTTTCCACCTCAAGAAATGACGTAGCATCAGCATTATTCACACCGTACTTGAATGCACCTTGTGCAGCGCCGAATATTGTCGCGTAGTGATATTTACGACCTGCAAACTTGTCAGCATTTACATAGCTGTCTTGTTGCTTCTCAGGGATTTGACCAAGGATAATTCCTGCATCATTTTTAGATGAATAAATCACCCATTCTTTATTTAGTCTGATTTCCATCAGCGCTCTCCCTTCGCAATCGCAGCATTAATCTTTTCAATTTCATAACGATCAACATAGGCATTGATGGTCTTGTCAAAATGGACTACGTTCAGAATGTCTAGGAACTCAACAGAAGCATCATCCAAGGCATATTCAACATAGATGCTGTAATCGTCAGCTTTGACGGTAGCGATGCAGGTTTCATGGCAAGTACGTTTAAGCACTTCATATTTTTGAGCGGTGATAACCACTTGAGGATTATCGTCAGCCACTTTGGCAGGCTGGAAAGCGTAAGCTACTGCTATCCCCGCGCTGATAGATGCTGCAATGAATGCAGACTTGAGAATATTGGATTTAGTTGTCATGGCTGCCTCCGAATACTTGGCGAAGGGCAGCAACGACTTGTTTGATTTCTTCTTCTGTTGACCACCAGTAAGGCGGAATTTCATCAGACTCATCAAGAATAATCTTTGAGTATTCACATGGCTCAAGGCTATTCAAAACAAACATAAATGTGTGTGGCTTGTAATCAACACCACAAGCAGGAACCTCAATTTCATTTATTTTGATGGTGTGGGGTTTTAGGCGGAACACAAAATCGAAACCATTTCTATTCTTTGCTGTGGTGAATAAGTCGATATGGCAATCCCCATCAACATCGCTCCAATTTAGCGTGACTGCATTTGCACACTGAACACTCTCACCATTCGCCAACGCAATCAGCGCTTCTTTCCCGCTAATCAACTTGCCTTCATTAACTTTTGTATTCATAATAATTTCACTCACTGTACGGTGGGTCATGCCTCAGGTGGTTCGCAGCACGCTGGGGCTTTTCTTTGTTTGTGAGATAAATATAAGAAAACTTAGTTTTAGTGTCAAGCAGAAATATAAGAAATGTTAGTTTTATTTTTAGAAAACTTATTTTTTTATGATTTAATAGACAAAAGAAAACCCATCACAGGGATGGGCTAGGGGTCTTTAGGATGAATAAAAAATATTTACTAACTATGTTTGTTGTTCAAGTTCTAACTCTAGTTTTGATCTGCGCCAGCGTGAATCTGAGCATCTGGTTCCCGATTATCGCGTTGTGGGTTAGTGGTATCTTGATTGGCATCAGTGTCGGCGAAATACTTCAAGAGCATAATCAGAAACGTAACGAAGCCAAGGACAGCCAAAAAAGTGGATCGTCTTTCAGGGCTGGTGAATAGTGAAGCAATCCAATGGGCAAATTTGGATGTCCAATGTTTCCTATTTAATGGGGAGGCAAAGAATGCAGCATCATATCGACCTTGTTTTTCATAAATATCCGTTCCATTCCACCAAACTTTTATTGCTTTAATTATTCTTTCCATAAAACACCCAAGCCGCATATAGCGGCTTTTATTTTTAATTCTTACGTGGTTTCTTCTTAGCTCGATAAACGTAGCGAATACAATCCACTACCTCGCCAACAAACTCGCAATTTTCATCAAGTGGAATAATATTGGGTTTAAATTCAGGATTAATCGCCTGTAGGTATTTAGTACCATCTGGCTCAATCACCAGGCGCTTAAAAGTCGCATCGTCAAACTTTCTAACAACAACGATATCGCCTGAGTTCATGTCACAAAATGGCAGGGTTGGATCTACAAGAATGTAATCACCTTCATGGAATTCTGGATAATTACTTAACCCCTGAACCTTAAGATAAAAACATTTCTCACAATCGCCTTCTGGAAGTGGCAGCCATTCTTCCACCTGCGACATATCAACAGATTCAACATTAGTCATCGTACCGGCCTGAACCCATGACAAGACAGGGGCCATGCGTGGTGCCACAGGAACCACATTGGACTGCTCTTTTTGCGTGGCGCTAGGATCACCTTTGCCAGTCAGTATGTATTCAGTCGTTACCCCAAAATGATTTGCCATTGCTTCTAATGATCCTGCTTTAGGCAAATAACTATCTTTTTCCCACTCAGTTACAGCGGGCGAACTCACTCCAGCAATCTTTGCTAATTGCGCTTGAGTTAATTTTTTCGAACGTCTAAGCGCACGTATGCGCTGACCAATAGTTGTTTTTTCCATATAAGTAATCTTACATATTGCTTTTATAAGTTTTCTTTGATTAAATACTAAGAAATCTTACTTTATTGAGTAAATACCAATGACCAAACAAGAAGCATACAAGTTGCTTGGGGTTAATGGCGTTGAACTAGCGGGCTTGCTAGGAATTGAACCTTCTGCTGTTTACCAGTGGCCTAACAACAAAATCCCATTAGCACGTGAATACCAAATTCGAGATTTAGCTGCTGGCAAGCAGCCAATCAAACACAGCAAAGAAGTTGCATAGGTGAATTTATGAGTCTTGAAAAGAAATCTACACATGTTCGCTTGTCTCCTGAAATCCATGAGCGGGCAAAACTACTTGCCGAAATTAAGGGTAAAGACCTTGCTCAGTACCTAGCTTATCTCCTAGAGAAGGAAATCGTCGGTGAGTGGCATGTACTTAATTTACAAGCAAAATCATTCGAGCGCTTGGGATTAGGAGCTTTAGTAAGGGATCTGTCTACAGACGTTAGCTTTGGAGAGGGATTGGAAGGGAATCACTGGGATTCAAGCAAAGAAAAAGCCTGATGTACTAGATCAGGCTTCATGTTCAATCACGAGGTAAATCATTATGAACAATCAAATTTTAACCGAAATCGAAGTAAATAGAAAGATTTACTTGTTCCAAAAAGCAGTCGAACGATACATGGCTGAAAAAACCATCGCCAATTCCCAAGCTGTAGCTAAAGCGAAAACTGAATTATGCAAATTTGCAATGCAGGTGGTGTCATGAATATCGGCGTAGATTTTGAAAAATTAGTAGAAAAGGCGACCATTGTGACAGAACAGTACTCTAGAACGCCTAATTTCGTCATTGACGACATGTATATGGCAGAGCTTAGTGATAAGGCGTTCAAGTGCTACATGTTCATTTTGCGTCAAACTGTGGGCTTTAATCGCAGCTCAACATCAATAGCAACAGAAACTTTTAAAAAGTACTGCGGTATCAAAAAAAATGACACCGTTTACACCTGTATTCAGCAACTCGAACAACTGAAATTAATCTCTGTTACTCGTGCAACAGGTACGACCAACCAGATCAAAATTCTACCAAACCCATCCCACGAAAAGGTACTACCGTTAAACGGGACTACTCCCGTTGAAGGTGATGGGACTACTCCCGTTGAAGGTGATGGGACTACTCCCGTTGAACGGGACACTATAAAAGAAAATATTAAAGAAAATATTAAAGAGAGCGCAAACGCAAAAAATTCACCGGATGAAATTCTGAATCTCTGGACACCAGATTTACATTCTCTGAATTCTTGGTTACAGCGTTCTGGATTACCAAAAATCACTCAAGACCAAGCTGAAGAAATTTTGCTTGAAATTAATCCTCACTACGAAAACAAAATTATCACTGGTGCAGTGGGTGATGCCCAGATGTATTCAAACTTCGTGAAGTGGATTAAACGTGATTCAGGTCTTACTGAAAAACTCATGCAACAAGCCAATCCACAGAATCAACCTGTCGATACCCAAAGCCTTCAACCTGACATGGGGGATTGGTAATGATCGATATTCATAACAACTCCATCGAGCAATGCGTACTTGCTGCACTGATGACCGTTCAGAACTCACTTGAAACCGTGATGAACGATCTGGATGAAAACTGCTTCTTCGCAACTCGTCACCAGGAGATCTACAAGGCCATTACTGACTTGGCTAACGAGAACAAACCGTACGACGTGGTTTTTGTTGAGCAGAAACTGAATGAGAAAAATTCACTGGTTGGCGTAACACCTGCTGAATACCTGATGACACTGATGGCAGATGCACCGTCGAGTTTCTACAACCTGGAATCTTATGTTGCTGAACTCAACAAGCTGAAAGCGCATCGTGAAGTGGAAAAGATGGGCCGAAGTATTCAGGAAGTGGCAAGAGATTTAACCGTACCTGACGTGCATAACGCTGCTGAAAATATCCTGAACAAGGCAACCACCAACGAGAAATTGGAGAAGTCTAGTTTTACGTTTGAGGAAGCACTAAAACGCGCTGGTGATCAGTTGATCCAGAAGGCAGAAGCAAAAGCCAACAAACAGTACACAGGGGTTAAGTTTAATCTGCCTCATTTGGACAACGTAGTGGGCACCATTCAGCGCGGCCATTTTTGTGTGATTGGTGGTAGACCTGGATCAGGAAAGTCCACTCTAGCGCAAATGGTGGCGATTCAAACCGCTATGCAGTTCAAGGAAGCGGTACTGGTTGTATCTGCCGAGATGGATGTGGAGACATTCACGAATCGCTGTATCTCAGCACTCACCCAGATTCCATACGACAACATCCACAATGCTGATCTGTATGACGGGATGATTCAGGAATTTGCGGGCGCTCAGAATCGTTTTAGCAAGATGCCAATTCATGTTGAAGATAAGCAAAAGCCGACTATTGCAGAGATTCACTCTTATGCACGTAAGGCCAAGCGCAACTACAAAAAATTAGGCTGCATCATCATTGATTACCTTCAGTTGGTACGTGACCCAACCAAGAAAGACCGCTATCAGGAAGTCAGTTCAATCAGTCGTGATTTGAAGGCGATGGCGAAGGAATTCGATTGCCCTGTAATCGCATTGGCACAGCTCAACCGTGAATCTGAAAAGGGTAAACGTCCAAAGGCATCTGACCTGAAAGAGTCTGGCCAGATTGAGCAAGACGCGGATCAGATTTTATTGGCCCATCCAATTGTGAATAGTGATGATGAAATGCCGAGCGGTATTACGGAAATCATTATCGCCAAAAACCGTCATGGCAAGAAAGGCGTAGTTCGAGTAATGGATCGTTTAGATATTTGTCGCTTTGCATCGGTACGAGTAGAGGAAAGCGCAGGGGGTGGGGTGTGAACACAATGGCGAATATGCAACTTTTCGGTCTTGCAGAAAACAGAACTGATATTTGGGCAACACCTCAAGAATTTTTCGACAAATTAAATACTGTCTTTGGTTTTGATTTGGATGTTTGTGCGCTACCTGAAAACGCAAAGTGTGGGCGATTCTTTAGCCCGGCTGATGATGGTTTAAAACAGGAGTGGACTGGTACTTGTTGGATGAATCCTCCGTATGGTCGGGAGATTATCGATTGGGTGGCTAAGGCAGCCTATACAGCAAAACAAGGGCACACGGTTGTGGCTCTAGTTCCGGTTCGCACCGATGCGAGATGGTTTCAGGACTATTGTTTGGGTCGAGAAATTCACTTTATCAAAGGGCGATTGAAATTTGGTGGCTCAAAATCAAATGCGCCATTTGGATGTTGTGTGGTGGTGTTTCGACCAACACTTAATGATGTTGAGTGGGGTGCAGCATGATTTTTGAAAAAGAAGTGGTTTCGACTCGAATTAAAGATCGCTCGGATTGGGATATTAGTCAGTGGTTGGAAAGCAACAAGCCAACCGAGCTACCGATAGGCTTCACTCATTTCAAAGATGGGAATATTCCACTGGATCGAAGCAAGGTTGTGAAATCTGAAGCTGAACGCAATGCCAAGATTGAAAAAACCAACAATGAGGCACGTCAATCTAAAGCGATAGCCAAGCGTCAAAAAGAAGCGGAACGGGCTAAACGTCAAAAGGAGCTGGAAGCAAAACGACGTGAGCGTGAAATTCAAAGACAAGCCCGGGCTGAAGCGCGTGCAGCGGGTGCGATAATCCAGAAAAAGCAAAAAGCTTTGCAGGAAGTTAAAGAGCAGTTATCACGCAAGCAACTTGTAGCGCGTCAAATGGAGTTGCTGGCTGATTTTAGACTTAAGGCGTGTGTCGGTGATAGTCAGGCACTTGCGAAAATGTTGGGCTATAAGAGTGATGGTTTGTGCTTACTAGCAAGCGGATCTCGCGCAATGAGTGCAAAGCGTCTGGAGTTGCTTGAGAAAATCTTGCCAGAGTTCCAGTACGGTACGCACTTAACTCGAACTGAAAGCAGGGTTGCTCAAAAGGAAATCTCACATAAGCGAGAGGTTTGGCTGCGCAACCATGAGGCGAAAAAAATAGCCATGGAAAAAGGCCACCGCAAGTTTATTGGATTCTGTCACAAGGAAGGCAAAGAGACGATTTTCCGCATTTACGCAAATTGCAAAGTATCTGCCTGTGTTTCATGTGGAAAGGCTGCTAAGAAAAGAACTCAGAAGAAACGAGTTGATGGATACCAGCCTGCTGTATCAGAAAACAGAAAGCGCATGTTGGCTGCGGCCGCTGCGGGTGAAAAATCATTCACTGGTATCTGTAAGAGCCACGGGGAAACTTCATTCCGCGTGAATACCAATAACACTTTCAAATGCAAGGCGTGTGCGGCCGTGATTGCTCAAAGAAACCGGGAGAGAAATCTGGCTGAGCTTGCAAATGACCCGCGCACTTTAGAGCTTCGCGCATTTTTCCGAAGTGGTAGCAGAAATGGACGTATTACCGCATTGGCGAATTTCCTTGGTGTGTCAATCACAACAGCATCGAACTATGGGTTGGGCAATGCACCAATGCCAGATGATTACTATGAAAAATTTTTAGAGTTTAAGGCGCAATTGCAAGGAGCAGCAGCATGAACTTAATCGAAAAGCTAGGGTTAGAGAAGTGTAAGCAGATTGCGGATGGGGCGCCGAAAACAGCAACCCACTACAACATGAATATCCTTGGTGGGCACTATGCGCGTGAAGGCGTGTTGAAAATGAAGACGCAATGGGAGTGGTTCAACACGATTAATAAAGAGTGGTATTACGACTTTGCCGAACACAATCACATCGCATTGTCAGACCTTAAATCTGAAATTGATCACCACTATTACGGCCGAAGTGAAGCAGAAGAATTGGCAGCTTATGCAGAGCTGAGTCAAGAAAAAATTGAAGGCGGTGCAATGTTTGTGGGTGATAACTCCAAGGTTGTGCAGATGGTGCGAGATATTACGGACCATTGCACGGACATCAAAAACCACATCAGCCCGAATACGAAGGTGATTGAGCATGAGTGAGTTTGAAGAATACATAAAAAACAAATACCCAGAAGATTATGCTGTGCTGTCCACCATGTATTCAAATCTAGCTATGGAGGAGTTGTATCCAGATCAATTTGAAGTATGGCAGCACCAACAAGCCATCATTGACGACCTTCGCTCACAGCTCAACAACATGGAGCGGTGTTATATCGAGAAGAAGAAGGAGTGTGAGGAATTTCAAAAGAAGGCCGATGAAGTTCTTAAATATCTGGATGGTGAAAGCGCTAACCGCTGGGGCTTGTGGAAAGAAAAAGCGGACATGCTTGATCAGGGTGCAAGTAATGCATTTGAGGAAGCGTATTGGATGGCTAAGAAGGTTCTGCGAGGTGAGTCATGAGTAAATTCCAACAAGAAACCGCAGTGCTTCTGATTTGCGATGTGATTCTTTTTGCGGAGTTTAAGACGACTGTTTTGGGTGTATTGATGCTTATTTTCATGGCTTGCTTTGCTTCGATGATGTGGCGAGGTGCCAGTGACTAAATACAACAACAAGAAGGTGGTGCTTAACGGCATCACTTTCGATAGTCAGAAAGAAGCAAGACGCTATCGGGATTTGTCACTGTTAGAGCGTGCAGGGGAGATTAAGGATCTGGAACTACAAAAGGCTTTCATTTTGGCTGAGTCGGTCAAGTTTGAGAGTGAGCCAAGACGCAAGCCAGCAGTGAAGTATGTCGCAGATTTTGTTTATCAGGAAAATGGGCAACTGGTCGTTGAAGATGTCAAAAGCGCAATGACGCGGAATTTGCCAGTTTATCGCTTAAAGAAACATTTGATGAAGTCAGTACACGGTATCGAGATTAAAGAGATTTAAGGGGAATAGGGATGAATGCGATGGTTAAGGCAGAAGTGATGAATTGGGATCGTTTTAGTATTGAAGATTGGCTTAAGCAGTATGGGGCATACATCCAGATTTCTCGCATGAAGTCAGGAAATCAACCAGACTCACTTGGGGTAAATCAGATTTACTGGCTGATTCTTGAAAATAACAAAGGGGCAGCACCACGTAAAGATCAGGTTATCTGCCAGATTAATGATTTTGAGGCTGAACAGGTGCGGAAATTGATTGTTGATTTTAATAAGTCGAGTTCGGTTTGTGAGTCTGGTAAGCGTGCGGTGCAATTATTTGTAGAGCGTAATGTGCGTGGATTGTCTGACCGTAAAATGGAAGAAGAATTCAAATTGGGTCGAAATGTTCTGCGAAATATGATTTATGCGGGTAAGTTTTATTTGGCTGGGCACGACAAGCGATTAAGAATTGAATAGTATTTGACTGGCATGCCACGATATGGCATATTTCAGGTATAGTGCGCTTGAGTAGTCGGGTACACTAGCGATTAAAGCTCATCGAAAGGTGGGCTTTTTTAATGCCCTGAGAAATGTTGGTGTAAGCAATATCAGGGCACCAGATTCTAATTAGATGAAATTACACCAAATTAAAATGCTTGATCATTGCTTGATTAACCAGGAAGGAATCTTGCTTAGTTCGACAAAATTAATGACATTATTTTGGAAATAAATATCATAAATTTATGTTTTATAAGTAAAAGTAACTGACATTTCTTGCGACATGATTGCTTGATTGTCCAGGAGTAAAATCATGCTTAGATTACTGATGTGCTTATTCGGCCTACACGGTGCGACTGAGATCGATTACACGATTGATGATGAAGAAATCAAGGTGTGTCGGGATTGTTTGAAAGAAGTGAAGCAGGATCACTCATGAGAATGGATCGTGTTTTATTTTCTTTGCTTCAAGGTAAGCTAAAGTCGAGGCTACAAGTAGCAATACTCCAATTACTATGAAAAATGCATCCCCGGTATAAAACCCAAATCCAAAAGCAATAACACCTGCAGCAAGTAATAATACAGAGAGCACCAGTAAAAAAATGTATTTCATGACTTGCATCGCATTAAAGTAATAATTGAATTAACTTTAAAGTGATATTGTTAACATTACATTAACAAAGTATTATTTTTTCGAACATATTACGGCAAACAAAGCCCCTCGCATTCTAGATGTTGAGGGGTTTTTCTTTTCTTATTGGTGGTGGTTTATGACTCATTATAGTGATGAGGTTATTGCACAAGAGTTGCAGGTCGAGTTGGTTCGAGCAGTGAAACGGACCCAAGACAAACTAGGTGTGAAGTTTATAACCGTAAGCATGGATCTCGATATTTATGGCGATGATTCAAAAGTAAAGTTCTCAACAATACCAGAGCACATACTAAAGCCTGTGAGTTGATTTTATTGGTGGTGATCATGGACACAATAGAAGCAAAACGGAATTTAGAAGTACTTGAAAAGAACCGCAGTCGATTAATGAATTACAACCATCTGTATTCAAGCTATGCATTTAAAGAAATGTGTGGTGCTGAACTCCGCAAAGTAAACAAACAGATTGCAGGCATAGAAGAGCAATTAAATGCGCAACCCCAAAAGGCTCGCAGCAATACGCACACTACCTTGCGTGAGGTGCGGTAATCCACATAGCCAGGCTGCTCATTCAAATAGTGCCAAGCATGGTAAGGGCAGATCGATTAAGGCTTCTGACCAGTTCACTGTTTGCCTGTGCCACTCATGCCACCATCAATTCGATACCTTTCAATTGGGTAATCGGGCAGAGAGTGAAGCGATGTTTGATCAGTGGTTAGTGAGAGTAAATCGGATGTTGAATCAAACAGACAAAGAGATTTTTTAACTGAGCCATGTGGCTCTTTTTTTATGTGAGAAGAAAATGTCAAACGAAAAGCAGATTGAACAAGAAATTCAAGACAAAGGCTTAAATGCACCACGCTTAACACCAGATCATATTGATTCAGTTATTCAAAGTGTTCATTACTTTACCGCTGGTGATGGTTATGCAGGTGCGCTCGCATCTTCTGAAGAATTTAACTCACTGCCTGAAGGTGAGCGATTCATCAATCCACCACAGCAGCTTGACCTATTAACCTTCTGCGTAATTGTTTTGAAAAACGGTTTCACGGTTACAGGTGAATCAGCATGTGCAAGTCCTGAAAACTTCAATGCTGAAATTGGTCAGAAGATTGCGTACGAAAATGCACGTAATAAAATCTGGCAGCTTGAAGGTTACTTGCTGAAAGAAAAGCTGTATCAAGCGCAATAACTCAAAGGAGGGATAGGAAATGCAAAAAGCCGTGTTTCCTATCCAATCACATGCGGACATCACCAAAGCCATTAACTACATGCATACCAATTACACCCAGGCGATTAATGAGGGTAAGCCTTTAAGGGTGGTGATTGATCGGAAGCAGGAAGACCGAAGCAAGGCGCAAAATAGATTACTTCATATGTGGTTTGGTCAAATTGCTAGATTCACAGGTGATGAGCCTGAAAAGATCAAATATGAAATGAAGAAAAAGTTTCTAGCAAAAATCTATATCAGGGATAACCCGGATGCACTGGAAGCGTTTGAGGCTGTAATTGGTTATCGAGATGTATTGCGATTGCTCGATGGTCAAGAGAAGCTTATTCACACAGCTAAATACAATCGTGTGGTCAGAATGTTTATTCAGGACCATGTGAAGTCTAGTAAGGCGAATAAGAAGCAGTTCTCAGAGTTTTGTGACTACATTGTTGCATTTGCATCCGTGAAACTTGGTGTGCACTTAACAATGCCAGACGATTTGATGTATTTAAAAATGGAGTAAAGATATGGCGAACCTAACGCCTAAACAGCAGCGGTTTGTCGAAGAATATCTGATAGACCTAAATGCTACACAAGCGGCTATTCGAGCAGGGTATTCAGAAAGGACAGCCAAATCAATTGGGCAAGAAAACCTGACTAAACCTGACATTGCAAAAGCGATTGAAGAAGCACAAGCCAAACTGTCTGAGCGCACAGGAATCACGCAGGAGTACGTTTTAAGCAATATTCAAAAGGTTGTGGAACGATGCATGCAGCAAGAAGCCGTAAGAGCTAGAGATGGCGCACCGCTTTTAGTTGAAGGCCCCGAAGGCGACTTGGCTTGCTTATTTGAGTTTAAAGAAACAGGGGCGCTAAAGGGTCTCGAGTTGCTCGGTAAGCATCTGGGTATGTTTAAAGACAAGATTGAGCACACTGGTAAAGATGGTGGTCCAATTGATTTAAGTTTAAAGGTGGTATTCGAAGATGATGGAGAAGCGAGTACCAAGTAAGTTTAAGTGCCTTTACACACACATGACCAATAGTAAGTTGTTCTATGTTTTTCATGGTGGCCGTGGTGGTGGTAAATCATGGGAAATTGCAGACTTTCTACTGATTGAAGGTGCAAAGAAAAAGCACCGCATTTTGTGCTGTCGTGAGATTCAAAAATCAATCAAGCAATCTGTGCACAAGCTTTTGTCAGATCGCATTGAAACATTAGGTCTGGGACCTTTCTATCAAATTCTTGATACAGAGATTCGCGGCATTAATGGCACCGAGTTTTCGTTCTCCGGCCTGCAAAGCCACACGGTTGATTCGGTTAAGTCGTTTGAAGGGGCAACGATTACATGGATTGAAGAGGCGCAAACAGTAAGTGCTTATTCATTAAAGATTTTGATTCCCACCGTTGTTCGTACACCAAACTGCATGATTATCATGTCCATGAACCCCAAACTGCCAAGCGATGCGGTTTATGCTGATTATGTGGTGCCTGAGCGTGCAGACACGATAGCGATCCAGATCAACTATAACGAGAACAAGCATTGTCCACCTGACTTGATCACACTGGCCGAGCAAATGCGTGATACCGATTACGATGAATATGAGCATATCTATCTAGGCAGACCAAAAGAAATTGCAGATGGTGCTATCTACAAGGCTGAATTTGAATTAATCAAGCGTGAAAACCGTATTTGCAGAGTTCCGCATGATCCCAATTTGCCTGTTTACACATCATGGGATTTAGGAATCCTTGACCCTACAGCAATTTGGTTTTTTCAGATTTACGGCAAAGAAGTCCGAGCAATAGATCATTATGAAGCGAACAATGAGCCATTGGCGCATTACGCTCGCATTCTCGATGAGAAAAAGCAGCAGTATGGTTATCAGTACGACAAACATTTTGCACCGCATGATATTGCAGCACGTGATTTATCAAGTGGCGTGAGTCGTGAGCAAACAATGGCTAATCTTGGCTATCGAATGAATAAGGGCGCAAGGCTTGGTGTTGAAGATCGTATCGAAGCAACACGGCAATTCTTGAAAAACTGTTGGTTTGATGCTGAAAACTGTAAACACGGTATTCGCGCATTGCAAAACTATCGTCGTGAATTTAACGACAAATTAGAGCAATTTAAAGCAACACCAGTGCATGACTGGGCTTCGCATAGCTCAGACGCATTTGGTGAGGGTGCAATCAATATCAATAAAATGTGCCAGCCACAGCAAATAGAAATTAACCCAATCCCAACCATCAATCGTTGGTAATCAAATGGAGTCAAGTTGTGACTGATGAAAAAAAACAACTTGCCCACATCCATTCACTCGCAAAGCAACAATTCGACAAAGCCCAATGCGCTGTAGCTAATGAGCGTAAACAGTGCTTGGAAGATCGTCGTTTTTATTCTATTGCAGGTGCACAGTGGGAGGGCAAGCTCGGCGAGCAGTTTGAAAATAAGCCTAAATTTGAAGTCAACAAGATTCACTTGGCTGTTATTCGCATTATTAATGAGTATCGAAACAACCGCATTGGCGTGAACTTCATTAGCAAAGATGGTTCAGCAAGCGATGATCTGGCTGATACCTGTGCAAAGCTTTACCGGGCAGACGAGCAGGACTCATCAGCAGAAGAAGCGTATGACAATGCGTTTGAGGAAGCTGTCGGCGGTGGATTT